TTGATGTAGAAAGGTCGTGTACCAAACTTTTCAGCCCTCAGGATCAAAGCATCGTATTTATCCTTCTCAATCAACAATTCATCATAATGTGTTCTACGGCACTTGAGTTCTATGTCCATCTGCCACTTAGCAGAGAAACAATCAAAGCGTGAGTATTGGTCATCGCTCTTCTCAAGGTCAGTCATAAAACAAATCTTGAGTATGTTGAATAAATCAACTTCCCTCATACTCTCCATATATTTTCTTGAGGTCTGCAATATGTTGAGACCATTCTCTCGGATTACAAGAGCAAGGGATATAATACTTGTGTTGGAATACTCTGGAATGTATGCGGCTTAATGGCTCTTGATACATCTCTTTAACTTCTCTGCCGTTAAATCCTGTAAAGAACTCATTGAGAGTATTGTATTCTTTCTCCTCAAGACATAGCGGTTGTGTTCTTCGTGGGAATAGTTTGTTCAACTTCTCTTTACGAGCATCACACCCACAATCAATGCCTGTGAGTTCCGCAAAGGTGTCTACAATCTTCTTGATGCCTGTAGCCTTTGTAATTTTTTCAATGTCATCTCCTAAACCTTTAGATGCGCTCGGCTTCACCGTTTTGGAGGTCTTCGTAGTCTTCTTTGATTTTTTCTCGGACATACTCTTTAGATTTTCTTAGTGTATCAAAAATTGAGAATAGGCTAATGCCTGTTTCCTTTTCTATATCTCGCATAGACATATCGGTGGTATGGTATATCTCAAACATCTTATGGTCATACCAATGTTGTTCTTCCATAATGTACCATACCTTATCTATAATTCTCTCAAAGCCCTGCGCTTGAATCATATCGTACTCTTGTTCTGCTTGGTCATATTCAATCATATCACCACTATAGATTATAAGGTCTTTCTTGTTTTGGGAAGTGCGAACCATATTGCGAAGCGTTACCCATATAAATAACTTATTGGGTTGGTTCTTGTACATAATGCGTTGTGGAGTTTCTATGTACTTATGTAGACGAATGTACATCTCTTGCACGATGTCTTCAGCATAGTCACCTGCGCCAAACTTGTGAGCCATCTTTATCCATTCCTTATGGTGTTTCGCCAAGAGGTCAAGTACAGTCATTCTTCAGTTGCCCAAGTCATTACTAACGCAAAAATCCCGAAGCACAACTGCAAGGAGTGGTACTTGGGATTCTCGTAATCTTCATCCATATTAGAGTTCCAATAGTTAACGCCTATTAGAAACCCTGCAAGAGGGGCTATATCAAGTGCAAAGTTCATTTTCTTTTAAGCGGTTTATTTCGTCTTGTTTAATATACAACTTTTCACGAGTTTCTAATAATTGCTGTCTCAAGTTATTAACACGCTCTATAAGCATAGCATTTTCTCTCGCAAGAGATACCTCAATAGTTTCGTTGCCATATCCTAAACGATTCATAATATCTAAGCATTCTTGGTAGTATCGTGGGTATGCTCTATCGTATCGTAAGTTCTGCTCGTGACCTTTGGTAGCGTGTATGACTGTTGCGTGGTTCTTGCGAGTCACTCGTGCAATCTCAATGGTACTAAACAATTCTCGTGCCGCAACCATAAAAGCAAATCTTGCCATCACATTATTGTGTTCCCTATTAGAACGGATACCATTTTTGTACACATAATGGTTGTACTCTTCCTGTAGTAGTATTTCAGTTGGTTTCATTTTAGGTGTTCATTTAAGTTATCAAATCTTTGTTCGTAAGTCGCTATCTTTTTAGCAAGTTTTTGGATGGTAAGTTTTAAGTCGGCATTCTTGGCTTCCGCATCCCATACCATTTGTTGTACATCTTCTACCATTTCTATAGCCGTAGTCATAGCACTATAGATACCAAGTAGGTCTATAAAGATGTCCATTTCATATTCGTTATTAGTGTCTTGTGGCTTTAGTGAATTAGCGATATTCATTAGGTCTTGATTCTTTTGTCGTAACCAGAGCAGAGCAATACTCTTACTTCCTCCTCTAACCCATACGTAGTCTTCTTCTTTCATTTGATGAATATACTAAAAAGGCAAGTTACCCTGTTTCTTTTCTTTCATACATATAAGATTTTCTCCGTGAATCTCAAATCCCACATTGTCAGGTAAACTACGAAATCTTATAGGTTCATCCAAAGGAGTAGGTCTACCTCCTGTTTCAACTTCTTTAATCTTGCGAATATGAATTTGAGTGTACATCCATTCCGTAGGATGTGAAATCAAACGGTGGCACACAACCATATCATCAACACGATTTTGCCACTTACCACCTCCTTCAATATCTGCTCCACTTGGAGGCATAGGGTGACCTGCGTACTCGTGTCCTTGTGCATATTTCATACGCAATGCTTGAGTGACTGCGTGAGCAGCCAACCATATACTTACATCGTGTTGCTTTGCCCAATTACGAAAGTGAGTAGCCACTTCATAGTCATACTCGTGACCGCCAAGTGTTTTAAACATCTCCTTGTCCTTTACCAACGAGTTGTATGGGTCAATAAAGAATCCATCAAACCCTTCTTCGTGATAAATGTCGGTAGCCTCCTCA